AGGGGTAAGCAGGCCCAGGCGCATCCCACAAGCCACACTGACGCTTGACCCTGATAGAGCGGCGCGTGATGGCGCTACCGATCGCACAGCAGTCGGCACCTACTGGGGGGAGGACTTCATCACTGTTTGGGATTGGAATGACCCGAGGTACTGCCGCCAACAAGCGCTTGCGCTTGGTTTCTCCGTCGCCGATCTAACACCATGACTACCCCACCCCCCAGCGACCCGCGCAAGCTCAGCCAGCAGCTGAAGCTCCAGACTTCCGCAAACCGCTATGCCAAGTTGCTACAAGACAACGCGGCTAAAACTGTAGCCAAGATCGTTAACAGCTGATTACCGCCAACCGCTACAACGAATCACAGCGCCGCATTCTCCAGCAGGCCCAGGCCAAAATCATCCGTCAATCCAAGCCGGAAAGCTGAACCGCACTCAGCCGTGACGGCAAATGCCTCCCACCGCACGCCAGGAACTCCTGGCTCAGTTCATCCACACCGCAGATCAAGATCCGCCCGCTGACTCCGATGGTGGCGGCGCCGACCCCAGCGATCCCCCGACTGGTGGTGAGGCCGACCCCAACGAAGGCCTGAAAAGAGCCCTCGAAGCTGAACGCCGCCTAAACCGCCAAAACGCTGCACGCGCTGCACAGCTCGAAGCGCAGCTCAAGGAAGTCGGACAGGTGGACCCCAAGCTCTTGGCCGAAGCCCAGGCCAAGGCCGAGGCGGCCGAGCAGCAACGCCAGCTGCTGGAGCAGCAGATCAACACCCGCCTGGCCGATGCCGAGCGGAAGTATCAAGAGCAGCTCGGCCGACTCACCAACGAGCTGCAGTCCAAGGCCAGCGCCGCTGAACGCGAAGCGCTGAGGATCAAGACCGAACGCGAATTCCTGGCCGCCAAGGGCCTCATGGAAGCCAGCGCGATCGATGGCCGCACGCCGTTTGATTACATCTGGCAGCTCTACGGCAACCAGTTCAGCGAAGACCGCAACGGCCTCTTTCTGGCTGATGCGGACGGCACAGCACGGCTCGACGAGGAAACCGGCAAGCGCATCACTCCAGCTGAGTTCTTCGCCAAGCTCCGCAAGGATCCGGTTCACGGCATGCACTTCCAGCCTGAATACGGCTCCGGTTCTGGTGCCCGTGGTGGCCGCGATGGCCGTGTGAGCAACGCTGCTGACCTGTCGAAGGTGCCGACCTCGCAGCTGTTCCGCGACACCTTCGGCGCCAAACGCCGCACGGCTTAACCGCAACAGGCCTGCTGGTGACGACACGGGAAGCGTGATGCCTCCCAACCCGGCGTGACGCCACCAGCAGTCCTTTATCCCAGGAATCCCCAATGGGCCTGACCCTTCTGGAGGCGGCCAAATCCGAACGTGATCCGGCTCGCCTCGCCGTTATTCGTGAACTCGCTGAAGGCGAGCTGATGCGCGTCATCCCCTTCCAAGATGTGGAAGGTGAAGGCGTCTTCTACGACGTTGAGCAGGAACTGCCCTCTGTGGGATTCCGTGGCATCAACGAAACCCTCGACGCCTCCTATGGCGTGCTCAACCCTCAATCCGAACGCCTCAAGGTGCTCGGCGCTGAGGTCGATGTGGACACCTCCATCATCGACATGCGCGGCGCTGATGTGGTGGGCGATCAGGTGCGCATGAAGGTCACTTCCATGCGGATGACCTTTGAAGACCAGTTCATCAACGGTGATGAATCGGCCAACCCCCGCGCCTTTGATGGCCTCAAGCGCCGGATCAATGCCGGCAGCTCCCAGGCCATCAACATGAACGGTGCGCTGTCGCTCGCTGCTCTGGATGAGCTGATCGATGCCGTGGACGCCATGGGCGGCCAGAAGGTGCTGATCATGAACAAGAAGATGCGCCGCCGGCTGAATACCGCCAGCCGTGCCACCAGCATCGGCGGGTTCATCAACTACGAGCAGGACGCCTTTGGCCGCCGGGTGACCCAATACGGCGATGTGCCGATCATCGTGACCGATGTGAACGCCCAAAACCAGGCCGTTCAGCCGTTCACCGAAACCAGCTCCAGCACCTCCGTTTACTGCGTGGCGCTGGGTGATCTGCTCACCACGGCCATTCAAGGCCGCGCTCGCGGTCAGTTCGGCGTGTCGGTGCGGGCCCTGGGTGAAGTGCCCGATGCTCCCGTCGATCGCACCCGTATCGAGTGGTACTGCGGCATGGCCATCTACAACGGCCGCTCCGCTGCCCGCCTCTACGGCGTGACCGACGCGTCGGTGGTCGCCTGATTCCTGTTCTGTTCCCTTGAGGTAACGCCCAATGGCTCGCTCTACTGGCCTCGCCCCCCGAAGGGGCTACACCCTCGACGCAGCCACCGTTCTGGTGGGTGCTGTTCGAGCTGGCGCCCGAGGTCGCGCCGCTGCTACCCGCACTGGTGCGGAGCAAATCCTGAACACCCGCCTGGAAGCTCAGGATGTGTTCAAGCTGGTGGTTCACGGTGACGCCAGCGCTGCTGGTCAGTACACCATCCAAGTGGCCCACGTGGCTGAGGGGTCCAGCACCCCGGCGACCTACGGCACCGTGGCGGTGGTGACCCTCGCCCCTGGTATCCAGGAGATCCCCCTTTCTGGTGCCACCGTGCGTGAGATTGCCCGGACTGCGCCCAACCCCGACCTCACCGGGGACGTGCGGGTGGTGGCGATCAAGGCCGTGGCCGGCACCGAGGCGAATGCCCCGGCTGGCAACAACACGATCAGCGTTCAGTACGCCTGATCACCCTGGGGCCCTGCGGGGCCCCTTCACCATTTCTGGAGGATCCCATGAAGTCGTTTGCTGTGCCCGCGGGGATGACCGCCGAGCAGGTGCTTGAGGCGCTGGGCCAGCAGCCGGCCGCTGCGGTCAAGACCACCACGGAACCGCAGGCGCAGGCGAAGCGCGCCCGGCAACGCAGCGGCCAATTCAAAGGCGATGATCCAGCCACGCCTGACGCCAATGAGGCGTGGACGCCGGAAAGCTGAGCCAGCAGTAGGGCCCTGAGCTGTGGCGTGGGTTGAAGGCGAAACCTGGGCCGCAGAGCAAGGCACCGATGCGCTGAAGGTGTTTGAGCTGTTCAGTGATGCGGCGCAGACGCACCCGTGGGTGTTCACCGGTTGGGATGTGAATGCCACGGTCAGCGACGACAAAGGGCGGACGGTTTACACCGTGACGGTGGGGACTGATCCTGAAAACGGTCGGGTGGAATTGATCCTGCCGGAAGCGATCGTGAACACGCTGAAGGTTGGCGGCGCCTATCGCTACGACTGCCTGATGGTGCCGCCTGGCGCCGAGCCTGCTGATGATCACTATCTGGCCACAGGGCCGTTCACGGTGGCCCTGCGGACCACTAGGAGGGATGAGGAGTGACCTGCCCTGCCGTCGTCAAGGTCACGGTTCCTGCAGGGCCAGCGGTTGTTCGCGTGACAGCGCAACCTGCGCCAGCGGTGGTGCGGGTGGTGACGGTAGGGCCGCCGGGAATCCAAGGACCGCCGGGGCCTGTTGGCGAGCCGTACGTGCACGTGCAGAGTTCGGCTGCAGCAACGTGGACCATCAACCACAACTTGGGATACAGGCCATCGGCAGAGCTGATGGATGCTGGCAGCCGAGAAATTGATGGGGACGTGTATCACCCGACTGTGAATCAGACGGTGGTGATCTTCAACGTGCCATTGGCGGGCACTGCGCGGCTGATCTGATCTCAGGGCGGAAAGCTACGGCACGATTCCCGATCCTGCCTCCCTCATGGCCCGCGCCGTCTACGTCGATCTCGACCTGCTGAATGTCAGCAGGCTGCTCAACCTGCCTGATGCGACAGATCCGCAGGAACCGGCAACCCTGGCCCAGGTGCGGTCGTTTGTGGAAGGCCTGGCATGGAAGGACTCGGTGCGGGTGAGCACACAGGGGAATATCAACCTGTCGGCGCCGGGTGCCACGATTGATGGCATCAGCATGAGCGCTGGTGATCGGGTGCTGGTGCGGCTGCAGACAAGTGAACCCGGGAACGGGATTTATGTGTGGACTGGTGCCTCGACGCCGATGACGCGGGCGCTGGATGCCTCGACGTTTGCCGAGCTGGAAGCAGCGGTGGTGACAGTGGAGGAAGGCACCGACGCCGGTACGCAGTGGCGCCAGACCCAGGTGAACGGCACCATCGACACCAGCGATGTGGTGTGGACCGCGTTTGCTGCAGTGATCCCTCTGGCCAGCGAAAGCACTGCCGGGAGGATTGAGATCGCCACCCAGGCTGAGGCGGATGCTGGCACCGATGATGAGCGGGCGATCACGCCGCTCAAGCTGACCACCTGGAGCGGCAAGACCAAGCGCTACACCAGCGACATCGGCGACGGTTCAGCCACGTCGTTCACGCTGACGCACAACCAAGGTACCAGGGCGCTGCAGGTTCAGGTGTATCGCAACTCTGGCAACTACGACCAGATCGAATGCGACGTGCGCCGGACCAGCACGTCGGCATTAACGCTGTTGTTTACCACAGCGCCGAGCGCTAATCAGTTCACAGCGGTAGTGACGGGCTGATGGCGAGGGAGTTTCACGCCGACGTTGACCTCAAAGGTGCGTTGCTGCTTGACGGCAACCCAGGGGTCCCAGGCCAGATTCCGACCAGTGGAGGTCCTGGGCAGCCGGCTTCGTGGGGCGATGCAACTGGCGGCGGAGGCGGTCCCATCACGCAAACCGCTCAGGTCATCAGCCAAAACATTACTTTGACAGCTGGGTACAACGCTTTTTCTGTTGGCCCGGTTGAGATCGCAGACGGCTATTTAGTCACCGTTCCCACTAATTCAATCTGGGTGATTCTCTAATGGCTGGCAAACTTAAAATAGACCAAATCGAATCTAGCACTCAGGTGTTGGATGTTGATGATCTTGCGACACTGGATGAATCAGTGCCGCCTGCCCGTCAGGTAGCCACGAGCACTGGCCTGACGGGTGGCGGCGACCTGAGCGCCGATCTCGAAATCAGCGCCGATGTCGCCAGCCAGGAGGAGGCCGAGGCCGGGGAAAGCGAAAGCAAGCTGATGACCCCTCAGCGCACTGCCCAGGCCATTGCCGCGCTGTCGCCGCCGCCTGTCTTTGCAAGCCAAGCCGAGGCAGAGGCCGGCACGGTCACCGACAAGGTGATGTCGCCGCTGCGCACGGCGCAGGCCATTTCAGTGCTGGCCACTGGTGGGGTGGTGCTCTACAACCGCCGGCCGGTGCTGCATCGCGGTTCGCTGTTCTACAAGACCGCTGCCACCACGATCAGCATCGTGGCCGGCGCTGTGCTCAACGGGCGCCTGTATGAGGCGGCTGCAGCGGTGACGATGCCAGGGAGCTTCACCAACAACACTGATTACGCCATCTGGCAGCACCCAACCACCGGTGCCCTGGTGGCGGATGCCAGCTTCACGACGGCGCCAGCCGGGGCCCCAGGCGGCTCGATCGTGGGCGGCTTCCATTACATCCCCTCTGGCCGGCCCACGGCGGTCAACAACGGCAGCCCCACCGGTGCAGCCGAGATCCTGGAATTCAGCCTGTGGGACCTCACCTGGCGGCCCAGCTGCCCGGATCCCCGCGGCATGTCTTGCGTCGAAGGCGGGTTCTG